AAGGCTCGTCCAGTCTGGACGTCTGGACTGGTATTACATTCAAAAGCATTGCTAATTACCCTTGAATCTCTCAGAGCTATGTTCCTATCTGCAGGAACACGAGTGCCAGCTTTGATAGAGTCCAGTGGACGAGCAGCAACAATGTGGTTTAGATCAGTTGCGACGCGCGCCGTCGCTTATATTCTGTCACGAGGTGATCGGAAATGAGGTTTCTCAATATGTTTGGTATACGAAAGGGCTTAACTATCGGATTTAATGTCGAGATACGTGATCGCGTTACGGGGAAACTCCTTCATCGTGGGCACAATATTGTTACGACTGCAGGTCGTAGTGCACTTGTGGACCTGCTGCAGGATCATACTGCCGTAGCCGAGTTTGCATACATCGCTATTGGTACAGGTGCAGGTGTGGAATCGCCGGATGACGAGGCGTTAACAACAGAAATTGACCGTGTATTAGCGACTCAAGGAGAACCTAGCGGGCAGCCTACGGTGTATCAGCTAACTGCTACATGGACCAATAATACTGCAAGTACACAAGGAATAACGGAAATTGGAATCTTAAATGATGACGTAGCTGGAACATTATTGGCACGTGAGACTTTTGCTGTGCTTAATATACCGCCTGATGGACAGATTGATATTACTTGGACAATGCCTCTTACTGCAGCATAATTATGTTATATACTGCGTGATAATATCATGCCAATAGTTGGAAAAAAGATAAAGGATCCAGATGAAGTTATTATCGCTGGACGTTGGGGAATTGATTGGATCCCTGATTTGGTTGAAGATGAAAAAATAACACATGTTGATATGCAGATGTTAGATGAAAGTGGCACTGATTGCAAAAGTGATATGTTATCAGATATAACTATTATAGAAGATCGTTATACAACTGCAACTGTTAAGAAAGGAGAATCAGGTGCTACTTATCGGTGGATACATCGTGTAACAACATCCGCAGGTAACATATTGGAAGATTACATTGCGGTAGTTGTTATATCAAATGAATCACTATGTTAAATATAGAACGTTCATATCAACAACTTACCGTTATTTGTGACGCAGAAGAGTTATCTGTTGTGTTTATGGATAGAAGAACGCTTGATGTTGATATTAATGATAGCGTTGATTTAGGTATTGATACAAAATCTAAATTGCTCAATGTTTCTACTATTGAGGTATATTAATGTCTATAGTATATCCAATTTCATCATTGCCGGTTATAGAAGACTTGAAAGTAAAGCAAGCCAAGACTTTTTATAAGTCCTATGCGTTACAATTAAATGACGCAGAATGGGACTTATCTAATGGCACAATTCACTTTAAAGTGCAATCTGCATATAGTGATAATACACCTCTTATTACACTATCTCTTGATGATACAAAGATGGATGATGCCCTAAAGGGTCAATTTACAATTCAATTGACTCCAGAACAAACAAATAAAACACCTGGACAATATTTGTATGAAATTAGGTTGGTTATAGCAGAAGGTGATTCTCTATTTCCAAATGGGTTAGATATCATTCTGTACGAAGGAAAGTTTGTTATAACAGATACGATTTTTGGTGCAATAATATAGCATGGAGAGATATGACCAATGAAATCATACTTTAGCCAGTATATTGTGGATTCCTTACGTAAACTTATTGATAATTTATTTATTGATGAAAAAGATAAGGAGTTATTCCTTCAACGACAACTTAATGGTATGACAGTATATGGTGAAGATAATTTCTTGACGCCAGAAGGAGATCAAAACTCTTGGAAAGGAGAGCAAGAAGTTAGCGATGAAATTATAGATGCAATTAATATAACAAACTTATGTATGTTAAGAAGTGGGTATAGATCTGCTATTGGGGCAATACTAGGGCATTTGTCACATATCTATAGCTTATTACATAATAGATTCCATCCATATGTAGTTTACATCGCTCATCCTTATAGTGATAACAGGGATCAAAGGATAAAAGAAGTTAGAGATATTGCGTTGCAAGTTTTCAAGCGTGGGCATATTCCTATTGTATCGCATTTAATGTATCATAACTTTGATGTATATGACAAGTCTCTAGATTATAATATATTTTTAGAAGCAGACTTATCTTTGATAATGATTAGTGACGTTTTACTGTTGAGTAGACCTAGTCCAGGTGCAAATATTGAGTTTTTGCATGCATTAAATATACACAAACCAATTATTCATTCTATAGATGAATTACCAGAAAGAAAATGGACAACGATAATGATGAGCAAGTATTCCCAGACGAAGAGAAACTCGTAAGGTTTAATACTTTGATAGATTTATTTGCCCGCGGTTTGACTTATGACGAGATTTTGCAAGAAACCGCGAGGCTTGGTATTTCTGTTAGTCGTACTCAGCTTTATGCATTTAAAACCAGTCACAAAGACAAAATATTGAATTATATACGAGATAACGCAAATGTACTATTATCTTCTATTCCTATAGCACTCAAACCATTACGAATACAGAGACTTAATGCTATATGTGAAAAATTAGAGGAAGGTATTATGACTTCCTGTGATGATAAATCTTATCGTCAAGCTGCAGCGCTCACAGATACATTATTGAAAGCTTATAGATTAGTTGCAGAAGAAACAAATGATATTACCAAGGTCTCAAAGGGCATGAATATGTATGTTGCTATTTTGCAAAATGCTCCTTCACATCTGCGTGAAGAAATTGTTAGTAGATTGCAAGAATTGAAAAATCTTATAGCTTCATCAAACATGCCTGCGTTGTCCGAGGCGATAGATGCTACTTTTGTAGAAGAGAGTTCAATGCCATTGGATAAAGTTGATAATGGTTGATACAAGATATATATGTTCTCAAGGAGTTAAAATAGCAATTCATTGCCGTGATATTTGATGGCAAGTAATAATAACGAAGATTTTATATCATTACTTTCAAATAATACAGAACGTGTTGCCGATGAGTTATCTCAAATAGAAGAAGCCATTGATGCATACAAAGTATTAATGGCTAGGGATGATATTTGTGCGTTTGCAGAGTATGTCATGGTTGATGAATACGGTAAATTATGGTCTGTACCACAACATCAACGCGAATGGTTTTCTTTATTAGATAGTTCAATCAATAGACTATTACTAATCGCACCGCGTGGACATGCAAAATCAACAACTGTATTAGCGTATATTCTTTATGCTATTGGAAAAAATCCCAATATATCAATTAAGTATGTTTGTGGCGATGATGATTTGGCAATTGATATGTTGCAGATGGTTAAAGACAATATAAAGAATAACAAACGCTATCAAAAAGTTTTTCCACATGTTAAACCAGCGGATGAAGGAGAATGGACCAAACATAAAATCTTTATAGAACGTCCTGCTTCTCTGGGGCTAAAAGATGCTACAATACAAGCCTTTGGAGTTACTGCCTCAGGTACTGGTGGAAGAGCGCATATTATTATCTTCGACGATATTATCGATTCACGTAGTGCAATTATTTCTCCATCACTCTTACAGAAAATAGAACACCTTGTTTCTTTTGATTGGCTTAATTTACTGTTTCCTGGTGGTAGAGCAATAATGATTGGTACGTTTTGGTCTTTTGATCCGCCAGATATATATGTAAAATATGCTAGAAAAGCACATGATATTACAAATGTATCGCATAAAGATATAAGAACATATGAGAAAAATCCAAGCCAATGGTTTCTTTGGAAGCGTCCAGCAATTTACAATAATGGACCAATATGGCCAGAAAAGTGGCCTCAAGAGGCGTTGGAAGCTAAAAAGAAAGAAAATGTATTAGCGTTTATGCAACAGTTTTTGTTGGAAGGAGCTATTGGTAAAACTGAGTATTTTTCTGAAGAGAACATAAGTAAGTGTTTGCGTAATGATATTGCATTGGGGGAAGGATACGATAAAGACTGGCCACGTTATGTTGGTGTAGATCCAGCTTCTTCCCTAAGGAGATCTTCGTCTTTTAGTTCTATTTTTCTTATTGCAGTTAGTCCAGATGGAGTTAAAATTCCAATCAATATCTGGAGAGAAAAGCTACGTCCAGAACAAGTTGCAAATTTAATCATAGACATATATAATAATTATAAACCTAATATAATATTAGTAGAAAATAATGGTTATCAGACAGCGTTGGAAGATTTGATACGTGTGTTAGCACGAGAACGTGGAATGAATGATATGCAACTTCCGTTGGCTGGTAAGTTTACAGGATCACAGAAATGGTCCCCAGATGTTGGATTGCCACAATTACATATAGAGATGGCTTCTGGCAAATGGATTATTCCCTTTGCGGGTGATCATACTCTGCCTGGACATTCATGTGTTGTTTGCAATTGGTTGAAAGAAATGCGTGAATTCCCTTTTGGAGATACGACTGATATTATCATGAGTATGTGGTTGGCAAATACAGCGGCTTCTGATATGGGTGTTTTTACTGATATACCAGTTATAGGTTATAAGGCTACTAAAAATCTTCGGTTTTAAACGTAAAAACTGTATATAGGTGACACTATTGTGGCCCCGAATAGAAGATTAGGATTGAGACAACGAATACATAAAGCCTGGCAAGCTTTGTTTTCCTCTTCTGGAGAGGAGTATGGGCCTAAAAGTACAGAAGGCCCTTTGTATAATAATCTTGCTGTGCCTTGGGTGCGGTTTGACCAACGCAAAAAGCTTTGGATTGATTTAATGGATATGGATGAGCAGGATTCTATACCAGCACGGGCGTTGGATATTATTACGAGATTTGCCGTTATATTCCCTGATGAAGAATTGCAAGGATTTAAGTTGGATGCTCCACCAAATGAATTGGACATTTTAGAACCGCTTGCTGTGTTGTTCCAGGAAAACTCGTTTGAATGGGCTCGCTGTATGGTACATTGGGGAAGTCACTTTGTTGAGATAATTACTGATGATGATTTCAATATTGTTCGATTAAAGCCATTCCCTTATCCCTATCAAATACAAATCAACACTGATGAATATGGTAACTTGCGACATGATGATCCAGATAAAGTAATGAAGAATAATAAAATGTACGTGGCTGCGTATGAACAATATAATGATAATCAACAACTATTAGCGGCATTTTATCCATATCAAATACTTCACCTTGGTTTTGGGGTTACACATGGTAAAGTGTATTACGAGCCTATTCTTGCCTGTGTTACGGGTGTTTGGAAGCGATTAAGAGCTAAGGAAGACGGGTTAGCGATTGCAAGATTGGTGCGAGCTTTCCCACAACGCATACATAAAATACCTGTACCTATTGGGGCTACTGCAGAACAAACATGGAATAAAATATCTGAGTATAGAAATTCTATGAACGTTGATACGTTGGTAGGATATGATAGTACAAACACAAGATTTAGACTGGTAGAAAGGCAAGCACCAACGGCTGTTGATACTGATTATTATATCACGAGATTGTATACTCCTGATGGTAGTCGAATTGTAGATGGAGATATTGAGAATCTTGATGCGTCAAATCCCTATCTAGAGAATTTGGATGACATATATCTCGACTTGCGGCGTGTAATTTGTGCGTTGCAAACGCCCATGACTTATCTTAATATGCGAGTTGGGCAAAAGTCATTCATTGATAAGTCAACAGAAGGAGAAGAAGAATCCTTCGCTTATCTAATTAAGCATGTACAACATGCTTATCTTAAAGGGGTACGGCAAGTATTTGATTTGCAATTATTGTTGCATGGGATTAATCCATTGACTGCAAAATATACATTAATACCGCCAAGAATTAGCCCTTCAGAATCACAAAAATCATCACGAATTGACAATCTTCGTGCACAAACTGCTTTAATGTGGGCAAAGTTAGGATTGCCTCCAGAAGTTATTGGTTCTCAAATTCTGAATCTTAGCAGTGCTCAAATAGCAGCTTGGATGAAAAAAACAGGCGGTAAAATATCTCAAAAAGAACTTGACAATTGGATAGAATTTGCTAAAATGCAAATGTCAAACGATAACGAAAATATTAATATTGAAAATGGTGAACTTGAATATTATGCCACACAAAACGAAGAAGAAAAGTAAGGATAGTAAGAAAAAAGGTAAGTGCAAGTTTCATTCGTAATATTTTAAGTGTAAGATTGGCAACTGGTGAATAATAATGCCATATCCTAATTTCCATAGTTGTACTTTAAGGCCGATTCCTAGTGGCGCGAAAGTCCGATATAAGAAACGCGCCCAACGCATTAATGGGAAATGGGTTGATCATATTTATGCTATATCTAGCCCTAAGAAGTCTTTTTTGGCTTCTGTAAGATTCCCAAGAGTAGAAGGATGGGCTGGTACTGTTGCTACCAAGCAAGCCCGTAGTTGGTGTAGACGAAATAAAGGGCGATTTGAACCGATGGTTAAACCAAAGAAGGACGCCCTTTTTTCATTAGAGCAATGCAATAGACTGCATGAAGTAGCTCACCAGGTTGCTGATATGGAACTGCACAATCTTGCACTTAAATTAATGCGAATAATCGGAATGGAACATATTGCTGTTGATGAGTTAGATACCCAAACCATTAATCAAGACAATCCTAATAGGAATAAAGTATGGGAGATGCTGCCTGATGCTATGTGTCTTAAGGAGAATTATATATTACATGTAGGTTCTTCTGTTGAGCACGAGAAGTATAATGATATTGATATTCTAATTGATGATGTAGAGATAGATGGAATTATTGCGTCAAATATTAAGGCAGCAGTGCAAGGATCTAATGTTGATATTATTTACGATGAATATGGCCCTAATGAAAAGTATGCGTCATTGTATGATTTATGGGCCATTAAACGCGATCCTATTACTATTGAAGAACCTCACGGTGTAATTGAACTTGGTACGTTTACTAAGATTGGTCCATTGAGAGAAACTGGAGTATATAAATTCCCTATCGTTGCTCAGCGTCTTATTGATGGCGTTAAGTATCAAATTCATAAAAATGGGTTAGATCTTATTGTGTTTAATAATCAAGGGAATGTTGTTGAGAATTTATCTAATTTTCCCTTTGCAGCGGATATTATGGAAATGGAAGATATGAATACTTGCGTGATTGAGGGGGTTTTTGATGGTATTGTGTTTTGGGTCTATGATATATTGCTTTATAATGATTCACAAACGTATCTGAATAGCTTGAACGATAGATTATCGTTGATTATGAGCCATGAATATCCGGAGTCTATACAGCCACTTCCTTATAAAGTAATACAAACACCAGATAAGCTCAGTACGTTAAAGAACGGCAAGTGGATCCTTAGATGGATAGGAGAGAAGCTCAACTTAGGTGCTCCTTTTTGGTTTGTATATTCAGCAGGTGATATAAGACCTGGACAAGTAATACCAGATCAAAATGGATTACAAATACATAATAATGGAACGTCTATTTTCATATTTAAGGATTCACAGCCGTTGAATTTGGCCAATACCGAAGAATATCAACCAATTGTGTCTGCTTTGTCTAATATTAATGATACGTTTATAATGGTTGCTAAGTATAATCCTAAGAGCAATACACTGGGCATTATAGATATCAAGTATTATGGGAATAAGCAGCTCGATGATGATGATAGTAAGCTTGCATGTTATAATGAAATAGCTAAGTATATATCAGGCGATATGATCGTTACAAATAAGGTTTCTGGAAAGATTATGAAAGATGATGTAAACGCTGAATCGTTAGAAGATACAGAAACTAAGACAGAAAGTGATAAAACAACTGCTATGGGAGATACTAGAGACTGGTATATTATCAATGGGCAAAAAATAGAGCAAGATGAAAATCCTTGTTTGTCTTATATATACGATAATGTGAATGGTGAAAATAAATGTGCGTTATATCTCAACGCACCAAATACATCATATTACATTGGACTTTTAATTGATAAAACTAATGGCAACTTCTGGGAAGATAATATCGAAGCTTGTGCTTGTACTTTAATGCCTGCAGTTGAGATAGATCAACTTGATACAACTAATGCACGAGTAGTACAATCTGTCCTGGGATTTCAAAAGAATGATATGCATGAATTCTTCTTAATACCAGATGCTTCGGATAATCAAAGTATTGCTGGTAGGTATGTTATTGATTTGTCTCGTGAAAAATGGTATTTACGTAAGCCGTCCAAACAAACACCATATATTTTACAACATACAAAAGACGAGATAGAAAGCAAAATAAAAAGAAGTAGCAACATATCTTTTGTCTCCTACAATGCATTGGCGTGTGAAAGCTTGAGTAAAACACGTATAGGTGATAAAGTCCTACCATTAAACTGGAGTGAATATATTGATGAACACGATGATTGGACTTGGGAATAAAGCCAATTTCTATCAAACAGGAATCAGACACGGGATTAATAATTCCGATTGTTCTGAGAATAAAAACATGCAAGATAATAAGGTTAAAAATTATAAGTATGTGTGTTCAAACTGCAAGTATGAGACTAAGTATCCAAATGCTACATTGATATGTCCTAGATGTGGTGAAAAGCTTAAAAAGCAGGAAGATAATTCTACTGATAATGAATCTTTAAACGTAAACGATCCTGAACTAATGACGTTAATGCAGCATTTGGATGATACAGACGAAGATGATATTGATAGATATACAGATGTGTTGATTGAGCTTAATGCTTTAAAGGATAAAACAACTAATCAAAACAGAGCAACTGAGATTAACTTGTTAACAGAGGAAATACGAGACAAGCTTGAAAATATTGTATCTTGTAATCGTGAATTTATTCAGGATACATTTGCTGGTTCAATCAATATCATTGACGATAAATATGTAGAGAACGAATCTGGCGTTGAACGTGTGAGATTCAGCGCAATAGTTGGACAAGTAGACACAATCAACAAGAATAATAGATTGTATCCTAAGGAAGAGATTCTAGCAAACATTCCTACTGTACAAAAGCTTATGAAGGCTGGGATGTTTCATGGTCTACTTGATCATCCTGGATTTTTAAGTAGTGCGTTAGCACGCGATATTGCAGTTTTATATGATAAAGTCATGCTAAAAGGCAATGACATATACCTTGAAGGTCAAACAACGTTAAATGAAGCTGGCCGCACAGTTGTTGACCTTTTAAAATCTGGAGTAGGATTAGAGTGGTCTTTACGGGGATGGGGAAATGTAGAAACATCAGTAACTGATGAAGGTATCGAATACGATACTATAAAGAATTATATTTGGGATTCTGTAGACATTGTAACAAGAGGTGCTGCAGATACTCGAATTGTATCTTTTGAAAACCAGAATAACGATAATATTGAGGATTCTCAACGAGTAATTATGGAAAATCGAGAAACTCAACCAAAGGAAGTAAAGGAAACTACGGAAGTGCAGCAGGTTCCAAATCTTGATGAAATTAAGGCAGCGGTTGCTGAACAGGCGGCTAAGGCTGCAGAAGCACAGGCTGTTGAAATTACAAAGCAAATCTTAGAAGCTCGTGACTTGGCGGAGTATAAGGCTAAGAAGTTAGCTGGTATTGATGAGTCAATACGTACTCCAATTGAAAGGGCTTTTGAGCATGCAGATAGTAAGGAAGCTGTTGACAAGGTAATGGAGGATTTCTCTCCATTAGTTAACAAGGTTCTTAAGTCTCAGAATATGCCAACTGGTATTGGCATTATTACAGAAGAGACTCGTCGAAAGGGCTATGTTGAGAAGTGGATTGTAGGCGATAATGTTCTAGATCGTCCAGAGACCGCAGAAGAGGCGTTTGCACAGTTAATTGACACGTATCCTGTAGGTAAGAATGCTACAGATTCTGCCGACTGGAATAATCCGCGTAATGTATGGCGGCAGGTACTGGTCAATGAACGCAGGGAACATCCTGAGTACTTCCATGCGGTCACTCGTCAGGGTATTCTAGAGACTGCTACAACCACTACAGCATTAGGTACTACTCTGCCAACAGTATTGCCTATGCTGCGTCAGTTGTTCCCGCAGCTTGTGCCGTTTGAGATTAGCTCAGTTCAGCCTTTATCTGCTCCAACTGGTCGTGTTTACACACAGAGCTTTAAGACATCAAGTGATGTTGATTTGTCTGATAGCTCAACGTTTGATAGCACATGGGCAGATCATACAGAGGGTGAGACAAAGGCACAGATAACGCTTGAGATGGATTATGAGGATGTAAGTGCCACCAGCAAGGCTATTTACTATGATATCACTAGCGAGCTGCGTCAGGATATGAAGGCATTGTTTGATCTTGACGCTGAAAGTGAACTCATTAGAGCTGCTGCTGATGAAATAGTACGTGAGATCAACTATCAATTCCTTGAGATGCTTCGTGTTGGTGCAAGTAACAATGTTAATTATGGCACTGTTGCACCAACTGGATATACATCGGATAAGGATTGGTATGATTTGCTGGGGGCGCATATTGAGAAGGCCAGTTCTTTGATTGCAGAGTCGGCGTATATTCCTGGCGATTGGATGGTTGTTGGACCAGGGGCAGCTCCGATTCTGCGTTCTTTGAATGGCTTTGCAGTGTTACCAGCTGAAGATCAAACGCAGTTCGGTATTGGGCTGAAGCGTATTGGGCAGTTGGATGAACAGTGGCGTGTTTACCGCGCTGAATGGTTCTCTCGCAATACCATTCTCGTTGGTTTCAAGCCACCTTCGTGGGAGAAGACCGGTGCTGTTTATGCACCATATGTGCCGCTTTATATATCCCCGGAGGCTTATACTCCAAGTACCAACACGACACAGCGCTCAGTAAGTACTCGTGCTGCGATGAAGGTCCTTCGAGGAGGGTGCTTCGCAACTGTAACAGTACAGCCTGGCACAACTGGAGTAGCTCCATTCTAATGAATGGATAACTTAAAACTAAATATGAATGCAATCAATACTGGGTCTTCTTTGATAGAGGACCCAGTATTTTTCTTATGTAATATTAACGTTAGACTTGCATAAATTTATCGTAAATAAGCAAGAAGACTTCCACCTCTTTAGGTGGGAGATGAATTGCTAACAAAATCTTTTAGAATTTTAATAACTAGGTTGTTAAAACTTCTATTGTCCTGCTTAGCTATTTTCTCTAGCTTTTTCTTAAGGTCTTTAGGTATTGTGATAATTGTCCTCACCTTGTCTTGTGATATAGCCATACTATCACCACCTCACTAATATTATATCACTATAACATATAGTTGACAAGGTGATAACACTATGATATAATAATTATAAGGATTAAAAGAACTAGGATTAACAGCTTAATATAAACTAGGGTTGGAACGACCCGATGTGAGGCTCGTGGAGGTAGTAGGT